TCATGAGGATCTTCTCCGCACTTTTGAGGGGAGTCTGAAGTGCGGGGATTCCTTCATCGTCATCAATAGTGATCTATCAGTGTCTCTGCTTCCTCCTGATACGGTAGATCCTATTGTTGATGAGAAGAATTATGGCTTGCGGATTGGGTGGCGGGTGAGGCAAGTCTTCCCCCACCCAGATGATGGGTCACGCAAGATGACAGTCACAGATGAATACTATGAAGATCGTAGAGTTCACACAGAAGAGTTCTCTGAGGGCCGTGTCGTTCGGCGTGTGTACCCTAATCTTATCGGTATCATCCCCATCATTCATGTAGCTAATCATCCAGGGGAAGGCGAACAATTTGGACACCCTGAAGCTGAGGCTCTCATAGATTTGTTGCACAGATATGGACAAATCTTGGAAGCCTCAGTGGAAGGGAACATCTTACAGGGCCGTCCAACCCCCGTTCTATCTTTTCAAACTGTTCAAGATCTTAATGCCTTCTGGCGTCGGTACGGCAACAAGAACGCATCTACGTTGCCAGATGGCTCCGTGCGGGAAAGCGAAAGTATTTCGATAGATATGTCAGATGTGTTGACACTATCTGGTGCTTCCTTCTCGTACCAGAGTCCAGGTAGCTTTGCTGATGATGCTGAGAAGATCCTAGGATTGCTGTTCTATCTGATCATTGAGCATCTGGAAGTTCCAGAGTTCGTGTTTGGTAACGCAATAGAAGGAAGTAAGGCGTCGGCAGAAACGCAGATGCCTGTCTTTGAGGTGTTCATCACCGCACGTCAGAAGGCTTGCACACCCTGGATCTTGCAGGTGTGTGCCGTTGTTCAAGCCTATCAGAATGTGCTAAATCCTGGAGCTGGTAGTGGCGTCACTGATGTGCCATTGCTGCAATGGAAGAAGCTAACGCAGAACGGCAGAATGGTCTTGGATACTGTGAAGTGGGCGTATTCAGAAGCCTTGCTGGACGAGAAGACAGCTCTGACAATGATCCCGCTAGATATTGCAGATCCTGTTGGCGTCTTGAAGCAAGCCAAGAAAGAAGCTGAGATCAAGCAGCAACAACAACTGGATAACATGGCGAATACGCTGAAGACGCAAAATGAAAACGCTCCTGCTCCCGTTAATAATAACGCTGGTGGAAAAGCTACCACGAAGGTAGGTGCTGGGATCGGAGCAGGGCAGAATGAAATGGATCCAGCTCTACAAGAAGAATTAGAGACTCTGATATAGTAATACTAGGAGATGAACATGACGATTTCAAAAGAGAACTACCGCTTGGAAAGCAGATTAGTGGAAATCCAAAATGATGTTGCTGAGATCAAGGCAAAGTTAGATGCTTTGGTTAAGAACAACATGAAGCCAGAAGATGTGAAGAACATTAAGCTACCGCCTCGTGAAGGGAAGCTAAATACACCATCTTCAACTCCCTATGCGATTAAGCCACAGGCAAATCCCGAGAGTACCATCACTCCGCCTGTTGTCCTGCCGGAAGGTCAAACTACGGCACAGGCAGTTGCAGAAGTGCAGGAGAAGGTAGATCAGGCTACACTTCCTAATCCTCTGACTCCCGCTTCTACGCAGAGCGAGGAAAGCGCAAGAGCGCAAGCGCAGAAGGAAGCACAGCGTCAGCGTGAGTTGGGACAGGTTACTTCCCAGACCAATACATCACCATCACCTGCTGGAAAGTAGGTAGCTCATGGCTAATTTTGTAGGAGCGTTCCACGATCTAATGCTCTTCGCAGAACTTACTGGTGCTTTGCCGGAGGTTCCTATCTATGAAGATATAGATATTAAGGAACTGACAAACGGCGAGCAGAACCCAGTGTTCATAACATTGCCTATTGGTCGGGCCGGAGCTATCTCTGGGAACAGGCGATATTATGATGAAGAGTTCGTTCGGGAGCTGGAACGGCAAGTCACAGCCAATAAGCCGATTGGATTGATGGGGCATCTTCCCACTGATCAGCGTGGATTTGCTTTCCCGACTGAAGCTGTCCACTGGATCGGTACTATGCGTGTGAACGAGTATCTCTTTGGGAAAGGGTATCTACCCGAAGGTGAAGCTCGCACTAGGATGCAACGCTATAAGGCTACCAACAAGAAGATAGCTACGAGCATCGACGCATCTGGGGAAGGTATATGGGATGAGAGCCGTAAAGCTCATCGCATGATCGCTGAAACTTTGAAGCTCAATCAGATAGATATAGCTCCGGCAGATCGTGCTGGGATTCCTGATCTATCTGCTGTGCCGTTGCTCACGGCTGAGATGGATGGAAATCCATTACTGGTCACGTCAAATGTGTATACAGTTGTAGGGGAGAAGAAGAAAATGACTGAAGAAGAGAAGGCTCAAGCAATCCGTGAATTGCGAAGCTCTGATGCGGCTGCTTTGCCGAAGGATGTACGTGACGCCATTATCCTAGAATATGCTACAGAGATGAAGACTGTTCTTGGTTTGGATGGCGATATCGTAGAAGCTGTGCGTAAGATAAGAGATCGCGATGAGGCTCGTGAGAAAGCTGCAATCACGGCACGCATTACAGAACTGGCTTCTACTGGCGACAAGGCTGTCAAGCTAGAAGCTGTGCGTGAGATGGTTGTGGAGCTGGTCACGGCACGCAATCCTAAGACGGTGGCAGAAGTAGATACCATCTATGGGGAAGTAGTTGAGAAAGATTCTGTGAAGAAAGCCTTGCAGATGACTGTGCAAGAAACTATGGGGCCAAATCAAACTTCCCCAATCCAGAAGCAAACTACAGCTAAACCAGGAACAGTTCCCAGCATGAAGGGTAATTGGTTTGTTGTAACAGAAGTTAAGGAATAAAGTTTAATCTGTAGTCTAGTTCACTAGAAAATAAGAGGAGAACCATAATGGCTTCTGGAGATAAGACATATTTCGACAATGATGCTAAATCAGTAAACGTCACGCTCACTGCTGCCGTTGCGAAAGATAAGCTCTGCGTCGTGCAAGGATGGGTGGGAATTGCGTCATCTGATGGAGCAATCGGTGAAACGATTGCGCTGGTCTGCGATGACCGTGCCTATCAGTTCACTGTTCCTGCGGGGCTTGCCGTAGCGAAGGGTGCTATCGTGTATCTGACGACAGCTACGGTCACAGGACATTACCCTGATGATGCTGCTTATGTTCTGGCTCCTGGAGCTGGGATCATTGCGCTCTTCAAGGCAATGGAAGCGAAAGATGCGAACAACGTGGTAGTCGGGAAGATGTTAGCTTCCAATGCTTTGGCTTCCTAACTCAGAGCTATAATTCAAGAATAAGAATAAGAGGAGATAAGAAGATGACAGTAAAGTATTTGGGAGCTAGCACTAAGCCAGAACTTCCCTATATGCAGTTTGCTCCAGGATTCAATATGTCCGAGCATCTGAAGGAAGTTCATATGGGAAATCAAACAGTTCTGGAGTTTATCGGATCTGATGATTTCACTTCTGATTGGTATCAGCGGATTCGCTATGAGGTTGATGCTGGCCGTATCCGTGTTCCCACTCTCTATGAACCTATCTATGATATCATCACAGATGCTTCCTTGCCGGAAACCCAAGTTATTAAGAATTGGGGGCCAGGAGGTTTTGTCTTCGAGGAAATCTTCGAAGGTGGTGAGGTCAAGTTCGGGCATGTTGTTTCGGCACAGGCATCTGTATCGCAGCGTCAGTTTGGTGTGGGTCTTGAATACACCAAGAAGCTGATGATGTTCAATCAGCTCTGGCAGATTGCCCGTATTGAGCGTGCAGTTGGTGACGGTCATAATGCACTTCTTAATCACCTGCATCTTTCACCTATCTTGAACTTCACCTACACGGCAGCCAATCAAACTCCAGCCGTCACGTCGGGTGTTACCACCACAGAAGATTGGTTCTTGACTTTAGAATCTGCTATCGTATCTGCAATGACAGATACAGCCAATCCTCGCAATGGCCCTTACGTCTTATTGTGCCATCCTGCTCAGATGTTCATGGTTCAACGTGCGCTCTCACGTGTTCCGCAAGAAGGATTTGCGCTGGATTCTTCAGCTCTCCAATCTATCTCTGCTGTGATTGGATATACGGGTTGGACTGGCGTTCGAGGCAAGAAGACAGTAACCTATCCTGGCGTCACACTTGGAAAAGGCTATCTCATCAATACAGCTTACAAATCTGAAGATTTCCTCAGCTTGGTGAAACAACCGCTGGAATCAGCGCAAGGCAATGCTGATGTCTCACGCTTCATCATGGATCAGATTGTATGGGACGTGTGGTTGGGTATCTATGCCAACGTCATCCGAGCTGTCGAAGAAATCACTTGGCCGTAAGAAGGTTAGGGTATCATGCCTACTCAGACAGAACGTGAGAGGCTAAGACTAGATCTTGGCTTTGCTAAAGATGATATACTTAGTCTTCCAGATGTAACTATCGATGATGTCTTCGCAGAAGCAGGTGAACGCTACGAAGATCCTGCTTCTGCCGTTGTAGCTACGAGGGTAATTTCCTTACGTCGCTTGCTGATCCAAGCTGCGAATGAAGTAGATTACACCCAGAACAACACATCTGAGAAGGCATCACAACGCTATGATCATCTTAATCGCGAACTGTCTAGGTGGATTAGCTTCCTGAATGATGCTGTAGCTGAAGAGAGCGGGGCGGCTCGTAGCGGCAAACCAAGCTCCAATCCACCCAGAGTCCGTGAGTATCCGTACGGATGGAGATGGTAATGATACCACTTTCTAATTGGATTTCGGGGATCACAAAGACAGCTCAGAGCCTAGTGCTGGAAGAGGAAGTTAAGTCCTCAGAAGCATGGCGTAGGATTTCTGAGAAGCCTGTGTCTGCCGTATTCCGCACAACGGGAGGTGTG